AAAAAGAAAAAAACTTCAATGAGCAGCTTGAAGAAATGAAAGGGTTTATAGAAGAAAAAGAAGCTAAGATTTTACTATACAAGTTCTTGAGGGAGAATATCACATTTACTGCAGATTTAGTTAGCGGAGTTCAGCTTTTTCCTTTTCAGCATATGGCAATCAAGGCTATGTTTGAAACAGATTATTTCATGGGGGTATGGTCTCGAGGAATGAGTAAGTCGTTCACTACTGCCATATATGCATATTTAGATGCTATAATGAATCAAGGAGTCGAAATAGGAATACTCTCAAAGTCCTTTAGGCAAGCCAAGATGATATTCAAGAAAATTGAAGATATTGCCTCGAAGCCTGGAGCGACATATCTGGCTCAATGTATAACGCATAAATCGAAAAGCAATGATGAATGGCTACTTGAGATCGGTAGCAGTAGGATCCGAGCTCTACCTCTTGGAGATGGAGAGAAGCTTCGAGGGTTTCGTTTTCATAGAATTATTATAGACGAGTTTGCCCTTATGCCCGAGCGTATTTATAATGAGGTTATAATACCGTTCTTGAGTGTGGTAGAAAACCCGACTCAAAGGGAGGCTTTATTTAACCTTGAGACGAATTTAATTGAGCAAGGAAAGATGAACGAAGACGAGCGGCACGTTTGGCGCAACAATAAGCTAATAGCTCTTTCTTCAGCAAGTTATAAGTTTGAGTACATGTACAAAGCTTACGAGCAATTTGAAGATTTAATAAGGCAGGGGAGCTCCAAGCAAAACGATGCTCACAGGGTTATCATGCAGTTTAGTTATGACTGCGCCCCAAAGCAGTTGTACGACCAAAATCTTTTAGACCAAGCGAAATCAACAATGAGTCAAAGTCAATTTGACAGAGAGTTTGGTTCGATTTTTACTGACGATAGCAGTGGATATTTTAAGACCTCCAAGATGGCTTCGTGCACTTTGAAAGATGGAGAGACTCCGACTATAGAAGTGCGCGGGGAAATTGGTCAAAAATATATTTTGGCGTTTGATCCGAGTTGGGCAGAAAGCGAAAGTAGCGATGATTTTGCCATGATGGTAATCAAGCTTAACGACGACAAGAAAATTGGGACTGTCGTGCATAGCTACGCTTTAAGCGGCACAAATTTAAAACAACATATTTTTTATTTTTATTATTTACTTACTCATTTTAATATTGTATCTATTGTTGGAGATTATAATGGAGGAGTACAATTTATTAATGCTTGTAATGAAAGTAGTTTGTTCAAGAAAAATAAAATGAATATAAAATGTTTAAATACTAACTTTGATGACTTAGAACATTATCAAGAAAAAATAATAGAAGGAAAAAAAGAATATAATTTAGAAGATAAAACGATTTGTTATTTGCGCAAACCTACTAGTCAGTGGATTAGGTTGGCGAACGAGTTGCTTCAGGCCAACTTTGATCATCATCGGATATTCTTTGGGGCAAGAGCAATTGATGATGCTTATAACGAACAAAGAAATAAAAAAATACCAATTCAGGATTTAAAATTTTTAAGAACATCTCAAAGTTTAGAGCGCCAAACAAATGCAGCGAAAATGATTGACTTTGTTGAGCATCAATTTGATATGATGAATCTTATTAAAACTCAATGCTCTCTAATTCAGATATCTACTTCTGCAGGAGGAACTCAAACGTTTGATCTTCCTCCTAGTTTAAAGCGTCAAACCGGCCCAGAAAAAGCGAGAAAAGATAGTTATTCTGCATTAATACTTGGCAATTGGATGATTAAACTTTACTATGATATAATGAACTCTAAAGTTAATAACGTGAATTATACTTTTACTCCCATGTTTATAAACTAAGTGTAAGATTTTTGTATATGTCTAAAAAATATAAATACACCGCAACTTAAAATAATGTAGTTTTCGCTTCAAGCGACATCGAGAAGTCCTCAATTAGTAAAGCTTCATTGGAATCTCTTAGACCTTTAATTCCTCAAGATATAAACTTGGAAAAAAATATTGACCTTCTTGGAGTTGCTTTTAATGCTGCAGTGGTAAATAAATTTAATAAAAATGGAGATGGTATAGATAGTGAAGCGGCGGTAAAAATTAAAGATTTTTTTATTCACAAGCCTACTAATATAGAACATGATCGAGATAAGATTGTTGGCCATATTGTTTCCGCAGGCTTTTCAAAGTATGATGATTCCTCCTCTTTGATGAGTGACGATGAAGCTTTAATTGAAGAGAATGCTTACAATATTGCGCTCGCAGCTGTAGTTTATAAAACAGCAAGCAAGGAGTTTTCCGACCTTGTTTTAAGTTCTACTGATGAAGACAGCGATTACTACTCAACTGTTTCTGCTAGCTGGGAGGTAGGTTTTAATGATTACGTTATTTCTGTAGGAGGTGATGATTTGTGCGATTCGACAATTATCTCCGACCCTCAAGAAGTCGAGGCTTATTCTCCTTATTTAAAATCTTTAGGAGGAAAAGGGCTTTTAAAAGACGGAAGAAAAGTTAACCGACTTATCGTAGGAGAAATTTACCCCTTAGGTATAGGCTTTACTTCTAACCCTGCTGCAGATGTAAAAGGTCTTATCGCAGACCAAGGAAAATCCACGCCTGAAGTGTCAAGCAGTAATAAGCCGATCGACCAATTAATTACAAGAAGTAAAAAAACTTCCCATTCACCCAAAGAAAATGTACTAAACAAAGAACCTAATAATACTATTATGGATAAAGATCAAATTATAAATGAATTCCGAGCAGCTTTAGACGAAAAGCTTGGCAGCCAAGATTTTTCTGAAGAGAGTGTCGCAAGCATCTCCAAAGTTTTTATCGAAGCTATCCGAGAGAAAGGTGAACAATATGTCGCCGATCTCGAAAAAGCTAAAGCTGAAAAAGAAGAAGCTGTTCTGGCTCAAAATTCTCTTCAAGAGAAAATGGGCGAAGTTGAACAACAGCTACAGTCAACAAAAGAAAAGTTGACTTCTCTTGAAGAAGAAAATGCAGCTCGCGAAGCTGAGGTTAGATTTAATTCACGCATGGAGCTCTTGAATGAAGTTTATGAGCTTGATGAAGAAGATTCCAAAATTGTGGCGTCTGAGCTTTCTAGTCTCGACGAAACTGAAGAGAGTTTCGCTGGATACCAAGAAAAACTAGCCAAGGTTTGGAAACATAAAAATAAAGATTTCATCGCTGCTGAACAAAAAGCATTTGAAGATCGAGTAGCTTCAGAAGTTGCAAAACGACTCGAAACAGTCGAAGCCGCAACAAAAGAAGAAACACAAGTTGAGGTTTCTCAAGCATCAGAAGCTAGGGAAGAAAGTTCAGACGAAGTTTCTGAAGCTCTTGACTCTCTCGAAGTTGAAGAGGCTGCTGTTGTTAATAACAACGAAAGCTCTTCTGACCAAGTTTCCCTTAGAGATAGATTCGCAAAAACTTTTAAAGAATCTGTTAAAATTTCATACTAAAAAATAGAAGAAAAAAATTATGGCAAAAAGAATACTACCATACCGAGACTACAGTGAACACGATGTTGTTAATTTGTTTTCTCTTGATTTATCATCCGCAACAGCTACAACGTTGGCTGGAATGGTTTCTAATGGATCAGGAGATTTCGATGCAGGCGTTGTCGTTTCTGTAAGTGCGGGAGCTCTACCTGGTGAGGTTTCCGAATTGCGTGCTGAATCTAGCGATGCCCTCCGAGGCTATCTAGGCGCTAGTTTTAGCGGAGCGCATATTGGATTCAACGGATACCCCGCTAACACAGGTATGACCGTTGCTCCTGCTGCTGCTGGCAGTCGTGGACTTGGAATCACATTACGTGAAACCTTGGCTTTCGACGAGAATGGAGAGAAAATGCTCTATTACAAACAAAAACTTGATGAAGCTCAAGGAGTTCTTCCTGGTCAAACAGTTCCTGTTTTGACAAAGGGCCTCGTTCTTCTCGCTGCAGGAGCTATAAGTGGCACTGTCGCACTTGGAGATGAACTTGAAGTCGCAACCGGAGGAAAGCTTGCTGCGAAGACTTCTGGTGCAGCAGTTGGAACTGTTATCGCAATCGGAAAAGAAAGCGATACTACAGCTAAGAAATATCTCTGCAAAGTCAGCTTCTAAGAAAGGAAATTTAAAAAAATGAAAATTACTTTAGATAGAACACCCGAGCAAGTCGAGCTTATTAAAGCTATGGCTTCAAAGAATAGAGACGTAGCTTACGAAGCTCAAACTGCATTGGCTGAATTTATTGGTCCAGTTTTAGCAGAAGTTGTTAACACAGCTCCTACTGTAAGTAACATGTTTACTAGTCTTCAGTTTAACAGCGAAGAGAGTCCAAGTATTCCATTGGATCTTTATCACGATATGACTGACGAAGATTACATTCAAGTTTGGAGTCAATCAGTTCCTGGCGGACTTCCTACCAACCAAGTCCCTCCATCACAAAGCGAGCTTAAGTTCACAACTTATACTCTCGATAGCGCATTGAGTTTCGACAAGCGTTATGCTTCTCGTTCTAGACTTGATGTAGTCAGCAAGACATTCACACGCATGGCTCAAGAAATTCTTCTCAAACAAGAGAAAACTTCTGCCAGCATGATCATGACTGCATTGGCTAACGCTACAACAAATAGCGAAAAACACGTTATGCGTTCTGCTCAATCAGGACGGTTCTTACTTTCCGACCTTAACAAGTTGTTCACCAAAGCGAAAAGAATTAATACTTCTTGGACCGGAGGAACTCCTGCTGAGCGTCGTGGACGTGGAATTACAGATCTTCTTGTTTCTCCTGAAATTGTAGAAGAAATTCGTGGGCTAGCTTACAATCCGATTAATAGTCGTGGAGGCGCTGGTGGCGCACCTACTGGTGGAGATGGCATTGCAGGAACAGACAGTATGCGTGACGCTATTTTTAATAGCGCTGGCATTCCTGAGTTCTATGGCGTATCCATTCAGGAATATAACGAAATGGGCGCTGGTCAAAAATGGAACGACGTATTTGACGTCGCTGCAGACACCACAAAGTATGCCGATCACTACGCTAGCGGATCATCTACTACTGCAAAAGTGTTTGACGGAGGTACAGACAAAGAACAAATTCTTGTTGGTGTCGACCTTAGTCGTGAATCAATGATTCGTGCAGTAGCTACCGATTCCGAGTCCGGAGATGAGTTTAGTCTTGTATCCGACGATCAATTTGTAACACGTCAATCAAAGATTGGTTATTATGGCTCTATTGAAGAAGGCCGAATGATCATCGATGACCGTGTGTTACTTGGTCTTATCGTTTAATTTAAACAAATTAACGTTTTATAAAATGTCCACCTCAGGAAACTGGGGTGGATTTTTTATTTTATCAATTTACTATATATTAGTGTATAACCCTATAAGGAAAAAGGTATAAATTATGGCAAACAAAAAAACAAAATCGAGCAGGTCTACTTCTTCGAAAAAAACTTCTACAGAAAAGAAAAGTAAACTTGACAATCTTCAACAAACAAACGGTAAAAGCTATGAAGATCAAGTCGCTAAGGCACGCGAACTTGAGGACATTTTAGGGATTGCAAAGATCAATCCATTCAAGACAAATGATAAACGCGTATTCGCTGACATGTTGCAAGACATGAATCTTACAGATCTTCAATCCTTTGCTGTGAAAGTTGGAGTTTTCCCTTCTGGAAATAAAACGGTATTAAAAAATAAAATAAAAAGAGCATTTGATTCTAGCCTTCACGGAAAAGGTAGTGTTCAAGTTATGGGAGAACCAGTTAAGCTTGACCCTTCTAACCCACAGCATTCAAAGGTTATAGATTTCTTGAATAATTAAAATGGCACACGATCTGTTCCCAGATACAAACCTAGGCAAATTGGCTGTAAATATCTACGACCAAGAGATTGGATTTCATTCTCATGGGGAAGTTAGAAACGCAGAAGTAGGTTTAATATCTGGTTGGCTAGAAGGTCATTTGGGCGAGCTAAACAACTTAATATTTACTTGCTTTAGCGGGG